CAATATTATTTTCTTTATCTTCAGGGCTGGACATAGCAATTTCCCATGGATACTCTTGATTCCAACTTACATTTACATTATTTAAAAATCCTGGTAATTCGTAAATATAATCTCCTACTGTCATTTTAACAAAAGTACCTCTCATAAAATTTTTACTATAAGTAGGTGTAGTAGCACCAATTAAATAATTTAACTTTTGATAAAGAGGTTTCATTTCAGCTCTTGTTTGTGCAGCTATTTTAAATCCTAAATCTATACTCCTATCAAAATTACCGTATGTATAAAAACTTTCACCTCTACCTATATAATTGTAACTATTCCAATTTGCATTAAAAGTATCGCCAAAATTATCTATAAGAGCTCTGAAGTATAAATGTTTAATTTTAGGACCTGCTTTACCTTCACCTGGTGTTATTATTTGAAATCTAAATTTTATTAGATCTCTACCTTGTTCAGCTTCTAATCCGGTAAGTTTTTTTGATTTAGGTGCTAAAAGATTAATTTTATCTACTGATAGTTTTTTTCCTTTGTCATCGAGGTCTTTACTAGCAGGAGTTCCTAATCCTATTCTTTTAGATATCTTAAAGTCTTCTCTTTTATCTTTTGCAATATCAGTTCTAAAACCTTCAGATTTGTTATCTCTATTAAGTTTATTAAAGGTCCTATCATCTTTCGGTGCTGTTACTAATTTAGTTACTTCTTTTTTATCTTCTCCTTCAGTAGTTGTTACTGTTTTAAATCCTGGGGAGAGTTCTGTATCTTTATAATCAAATGGATCTACTTTTCCTTCTTGTCCTTCTTTTACAGCAGCAGTAATATTATTTATTTGACCGTAAAGAGTACCTTTTGGTTCTTCTACTTTTTCAGTAGCTGGATCATCTCCTACTTGTTCTTTATATCTGTATTTAGCTACACCTTCTTCAGGAGGTATAGCTTTTGCTTCAAAATCTTTTATAGTTTTTTTAGTCCTATTAGGAGATAAATTAGAACCACTAGCACTAAATAAAATACTATCATCGTTACTTACTAAGCTTATATCTGCTCTACCGGCTACTGAATTAGCGTCTCCTAAAACATTAGGATTACCAAATAAAGCAGAAACAATGTCAGCACCATTAGAACTAGCATGAGGTATAACATTACTAAATCCTATTTTATGTAAATAAGTGCCTTTTCCTTTACCAGCAAATGCTTTTACAAAATGTGCACCTGTACCAGAAACTGGTACTTGTGCTAGAGTTGATCCTATAATCTTTGCAGTGTTGAATAATCCTTGTGATAAAACGCTTAATGCTTTGCCGAAACCTTTTTCTCTTTTTTTATTAGGTTTAGCTGCAGAAGCAAATAAAAGACTTTCGTTAGATAGATATTTTACTCCAGCCGGGGAAGCTAAAATTTGACTTATTCTAGATAAATCATCTAATCTTTTAGTTAGCTGATTTTGATCATCTACCTCTCTATCTACCATAGGAATATCCTTATAAACCAAAGGTCTATCTTTAGGATCAAATTTTAACCTATTACCTATAGGCATTCCATTTTCACGATAATCTCTTATTATACTCACTTAGATTACTTTTGTACGTTATCTATATATTTTTCAGGTTGAGTTCCTTTTAAACCTAGATCTGAATCTTTTAATGCTCTCCTTATTGCTCCACCACCTGGGTATTTCACTGGAGTTTCACCATTATTAAGATCTAATCTACTGTTTTTTAATGAATCTTTTAGTGCCATAATTTTTATTTTAATAGTTTATTATAAATAGCTTCTTCTATGTAATGTTAGTGCTGGCTAAAGCTAGCTGATCGGATACTTTGCTTCCATTTATATAAGTATTTGGATCTTTATCTACTATTTTCTTTAATAGACCATTACGCTCTTTCATTAGCTTTAACTTTTCTTGCTCTAAGTTAACTTGATTATTTGCAAGTTGAGCAGCTTCTTTTACTGTAGAATCTATATTTCCTCTGCTTTGACCTTTATATATGTCTCTACCTGCTAATCCAAGATCAATACCCGCAGAGATTGCAGTTCCTGCTACTGGTATATTAGCTGCTAATCCTGAAGCTACTTCTAATGCTGCTCCAGTAAAGTCTCCTTGCATTGCTCTTGATATACCAAATCCAATACCGGCTAACGTTCCAACTATTGGAATTTTTTTGAGCATAGACTTACCTACACTTTTAGCTACAGTTTTAGATGTTCCTTTAGTTATATTAGAAGCTACTGTTTTACCTGCTGTACTTGCTGTAGATGTTCCTCCTGTTGCAGCAGCTCCAAAAAGTGAAAGTTGAGTTCCAGCTTTCATTGTGCTTGAAGTTCCTTTAGCCATAGCTCCACCAGAAAGAGGATTTATTCCTTTTGATTTAAAACCAGCTAATCTTTGTGCTGCTGCAGGGTTTTTAAAACCTCTTATTCCAGCAGTACGTAATCCTTTCATTCTACCGCCGATATTCATACCACTAATCGACCTTCCAATATTACCTAAATTACTCAAACCTCCCATTGCATAATATAGTATACCTGCTGCTGATAAGGCTAACATAGCATTCCGCATAGTATCCATATTATCTTTCATCGCATCTAAAGGACCTTTTGTAAGTTCATTAAGAGTATCTCCTTCGATATTTTCTTTTAATGCTAACGAAATCTCTTTTAAAGCAGTAGCAGAAGTTCTATTTAGTTCTTGATTTGCTAATTCCTCTTTTCCTAGCTCTCTAAGTGCTTGTTCTCTAGTCTTACCTGCTTTTTCCATAGCAGCTACTTGAGCTTCTAGGTCCATGTCGCCGAATCCTTGCATATTCAATTCATCAGCTACTCTATTGATAGCTTCTTGGGTAGACAACATTTTTGCCATTTCTTCCCTACCCATTCCCATAGCCTTAGCTACAGCTTCTTGCTGAAGAACGTTCATTTCACCGAAAGTTGTTGCATCAATATTTTGTGCATTAAGTTCTTCGGCTAACGTAGTCATATCACCTTTTAATGCTGCTAATCTAGCATTATCAAGATTTAATTGTCTACCGGTTAAAAGTTCTGCTTCTAATTCAGATGCTATAGATTCTTCAAAATTAAGTAAATTACCTGCAATACTTTCAAGACCTCCCATTTCAAGTCCTAACTTCCTAGCAGTAAAAGCAGCTTTAGATAAGCTACCTTCAAATTTACTTTGAGTAAGAAGAGTTGCACTTGAGAAAGATCCTATATCTTTCATTACTTGTTTGTAATCTATAGCAGTATTATTTACATCGTTTAAGAACTGTACATTACCGGCTACATCTTGATTAAGATCTTTAAATGATGTACCAATTGCTGCTGATGCATTAAATAACCTAGTAGCCTCGTCTGCAGATAGACCTAATCTGTGGGTTAAAGTAGAAAACTGTTTTGCAGCATCTAAAGAAATCATACCTTGAGTACCTAACTCTGCATTGACTCCTTCCATACCTTCGAGTAAGAAACTAACAGGTTTACCAGCATCATTAGCTGCTCTAACCATGTTATCTCTAAATTCAACGGCTCGTCCTCTAGCTAAATTTAAATTTCTAGCTAAACTTGTTACTTGTTCGTCTTGTCTTTTTAAACCTGTGACTATACCTGCAGCTGTAGTTGCTAGTACACTCTTAAAAGTAAGAGACATTAATGCATCAAGGCTAGATAATAATTGTCCTGATCCTAAATTATCTCTTATCTCTTTAGATGCTTTTGCAAATTCACCAAAAGCAGGACCTATAATAGGAATTTTACCAAAAAAGTTATCTAATTTATCGAAAAACGCTGTTTTCTTATTTAACTCATCATTGGTTTTTCTTATATCTTCGAAAAAGCCTGCGGTTTCTTTTGCTTTTTCTAACGTGTCTCCTGCAACCTCTAAGGCTTTATTTATTCTTCTTAATTCAGCTAATGATGCTTTATCTTTTTTGCCGTCTAAAGCTAATTTTCTAGCAGATAATACTCTTCGTTGAGATTCTAAGTCGGTAATTTCTTTTAAAACCTTTTTTTCTTCGTTTGCTATTTTGTTAAGCTCCTTTTCATCTTTAAGGTGTTCTTTATCAAACTTAGCTAAAATTGCAGCACTTTTTTCTAAGTTTTTAGAAGAATCGACAGCAGCTTGTAAATCATCAGAATAAAAAACTGAGTTTTTACTAAGATCTTTAAATATATCATTTATAGCTCCAAAGTCTGATCTTAATTTGGTAGAGGAATCATTTATACCTTTGATTACCTTATCAGCTTCTTTTAGATTGTCTTTTAAGTTCTTAGAATTATTAGCGTCGTCTTGTATAGCCATATAAGTGGTTTCCTTTCATATAAATAGGAAAGAGCTCTATTTCGAAGCTCTTTTTGTCCTATAAGAAGGTTTTACATCAGGTCCTTTAGGTTTTTGGGTTTTACCTTTATTTTGTTTGCTTGACTCTTCCATTCGTGTTTTTTCAGCTTCGTAAAACTCTTTTATATTATTATAAGTAAATTTTCTAAGCCAAATAGGCATATTATATACATCATCCCATGTATATCCTCCTTTACCGTGAAAAACTATTTCATGGATTTGTCTAAATAAGTGAAGTCTGTATTCCTTAGTTAGGCCAAAAAAAGTCCAGGCCTATTGGAATGCCTACCCTCTCCTTTCCGCCATCTTTGTTTGTATATTCAAACGTTACGTCTACATCTGGCATTATCCTGGTATATTCATCACGAAGTGCTCTTGAATCTTGAGCTAACAGGTAGTTATCAACAAAGTCTCTTATATCACCTTTTTGTTTAGAATCACTAACTGAGGTAATAAGATATTTAAGTCTAGTGGTAATTTCGGGTGAAGCATCTTTATCTAATTTTTGAAGACCTTTTATTTCTTCCTCAATCGAAGTTTCATCTCCAGCTGTTAAAATTTTAAATGTAACTTTATTTTTAGAGACTGGAAGGGTATATTCAAATTCATTATTTTTAGCTTTTTCGAATTCTTCTCTTATAGGTTTGTTTTCGATTTTGCTTAAATCAACTTGAATAGTTTCTCCTAAATAATATACTGGATATTTAGAACCATAAGATAAAATACGTGCAGCTATCATAATTGCATTTTTATCCCCAATTAATAAATCATCGTATTTAATACTTTTATCAACTAATAAAGATTGTAATAGTTTATCAATAACTATACCTTGATTTATATAGTTTTGATTAGTAAGAATATCTTCTTCTTTAGCTGTCATGTATTTCATTTCTACAACACCTTTAGCTAGAGGAGAATCTTTAGGATATAATAATCCTTTTGAGGGTAGTTCTACCATTTCGGTAGGTAAACTAAATTTTGAACTCATAAATTTTTATTTAAAACCGGTTTATATATAAATATAAGTAAAATAAATTTTGAAACCAACTATTTTACGAAACTTTTCATAACTAATTCATTTTCAAGATTATTTAGAATAATAGCTGTTTCGCTACAGAATAAATTTATAAAATCTCTATTTTTAGGATCTAACCATTCAAATCTACCGGCTGATCTATCACATTGGTCTAGTAATTTACTAATATTACTGTAATTTTTTTCATTTATACCTATAAAGTCTTTTATACGTTTATAAAAACTACATTTATGCATATTTTCTAATGAACCAGCAAATATAAGGTCACTATACATATAAAAATATTTAGGATTATACTTAGAATTAAAAAAATCTTGAAAATTAACGTACTTACTAGTAAATTCTTCGAGAAACGTTCTAACTCTACCAGATACTTTAGGTAAATCAGTTCTCCACTTGAGGACTACATCGTATTTTTCTAAATTAAAACTTGATAACGATTCTTCTAATCTAACCCACTGTATAATTCTTTCAAAATTACCATCCCAGTGTATTTTATCCGTATATTTCTGTTCTAAATCAAGTAATTCAGGTTTATATACCTTATAGTATGTATCAACTAAGCAATTAAACTTATCGTTTTCAGTTAAAATTACACTTACAGGATTTAATTTAGCTGAGTTTAACTTATAGTCTATATCTGAATGGATAAAGATATCGCATCCTTCTAATAACTTTTTATTTAATTTAAAGTTTTCTTCTGATACGAAATCAATTCTACCTGTTATTATAACTGCTACTTTCATATATAAAAAAACCCGGAATACCCGGGTTTAGTTTATTTAAAATGTGTGCCTGTATTAGTAATTTAAAATACAATAATCCATTGATACAGTGATTGCAACTTCAACTGACTCGTCAGATGTCCAATCATACTGTCCAAAATCACCGTTAGTTAGGAAAGCTCCTTTGATTACCCACTCTCCAATAATATCACCAACAGGTCCTAATATATTTAATGTCAGATCTTTTTTATAAAAATCTGAATATCCAGCTCTACCAGTTACCGATTCATAAGAATTTCTAGCCCATTCCATTACTGCTTGAGCACCAGAAGGAGTAATTGGATCATATAACGTCATAGTTATATCTTCCCATTCTCTCTTTCCTCTAATTTTTCTATATGTGTTAATGTGATCTAATTTGATAACATTATCTGTAAAAGTAGGTGCTTTTACATTTTTTATCATGAATGAAGGAATGTTATCAATAAGCATAACGAATCTATTTTGAACTTTAGGTTCGAAAGCTTGAAACATTATATCGTTTGCGTCTAGTATTGCCATGTTCTTATTTTATTATAAATATCTACTTTTCAAATTAATTACCAAATGATGCTCCAGTAGGCTCTACTACGAAGTCTAGTACTATAAATTCTGCTGTTCTAGCTGGTTGTACAAATATCTGACCTACTAGTTGATTTCTATCAACAACATCAGCAGTATTATTACTATCATCCATTACTACTCTGAATGCAAATAATCCTTGTCTTTGAATCACTGACTCTAAGTATGGATTTACTTGTGCTAAGAATTTATTTCTTGTTGCTACTGTATTTTGTTCGAATACTAGTGTGTTAGCTACATTACCAATAAACTCTTTAAGAGCGATTAATAATCTTCTTACATTTACTCTATCTAAAGCAGAAGCTTTAGTTTGTAATGTCTTTTGACCAAATACTGCAATACCAGTTCCTGGGAATGTAGCAATTGGGTTTACTTTTGATTTATATAAACTATCTCTCTGTGAGCGAGATAATCTTCTTTCTGCTTGAATTACTCCAGTTAAGCCTCCTCTTACTAATCCTGCAGGTGCAAACCAAGGTGCATTAGCACCATCTGTGAATGCATAAACTCCTGGGATAAATGTAGAAGCTGGACAGAATACGTTTTGTCCTGTTGCTGAAATAGTTTGTAGCCAAGGCCAGTAAGATGCTGCATAAGATGAATTCAACGTATCTGCTTGACCAGTTACATTAGCTACTGTAGCACCATATGAATATAAATCTGCTACGTAAATAGCATCTCCTCTTGACTCACATAAATCTATAATTGCATCTACTACTGTTCCGTGATGCTGATCTATAATACCTGGAGCTGAGATTACATTAAATTTGTAGTCATCAGAATTTCCTAGCAATGTAGTAATTCTATCAGTATAACAAGCAGCTATCAAACCTTGTGTATTGGTAGATATATTACCAAAGTAATTAGCAGCTACAACATTAGTTCCTGAAGCACCGAAGAATGATCCTGATTCTGCAATAGGTAAAGAAGCAGAATAACTTGCATTAGCTGCATCTGTATTTACTGTTACTCCATCATTATTTAAATAATTTAAAGTTTTTAGGTTAACAGCTTTAACTCTTATGTAATTAGATCTATTAACAAAGTCTCCTGTAGTAGTAACATTATCTCCAGTGGCAGAAATAGCTTTTACTTGGTCACCAATTACATTAGAGATATAATTTACCGAGTTTGGATCTAAACTTAAGTTATTGAAAGTTTCTAAAATTACTTTTTGTTTTAAACTATCATCACCTCTTCTTACTGAAAGTGAAAAAGTTCCTAAAGCATTATTAATATTTGATATCTCCCATCTTAGGTTATCAAGTGAACCAGTCATTAATGAACTATCGCTATTTTGTTTTCCTGCGTCAGTAGTTGCAGTTGAATTATTATAAATAACTCCTTTTCCTATAGTTTCTAATTCGAAAGGTGCAACACTTAATTTATTTGAAGCTGAGATGTGGGTAGCAGTTGCTGCTGTATAAGATCCAGTAACGACTCTTGCTACTAATAAGGTATTTCCTCCTTGAGAGAAGTAATTTTTCGCTGCTATTGAAGTTAAATATTCTTGTTTTGCTGATCCTGAGTCAAAAGTATCGCCAAAAACTCTTACGTATTCGTTATATGATGTAACGGTAGTAGGAATTTCAACAGGTCCTTTGACAGTTGGTCCAACTATACAAGCTCCTACTTCAACTGGAGCTGGGGTAATAAAAGAAATGTCA